ATAAAAACGAAGCCCCGCCGGTAAAGTTTCCTTGCGCGCTGATCAGCGTGAGCCACATCAGCTTCGAGTCGGAAACGTGGGGGTTGCGCCGTGCCCGGCTGACCTTCCTGATCCGTATTGCCGACTGTCCCGTTCTCACGGGTAACATGGCCGCTCCGGAACAGCACCGCAGCCGGGCATTCGCTATCTTCGACTTGATGGAACAGGTGGGCAATTGCCTGTATGGGTTCGGTACCGATGCTTTCAACGATATCGAGCAGCAGGAGGTCACCCGTTACAACCGTGAGGACGCGATCCGCGAATACGCGATGACTTTCACGACCGGGTATGCGGTGGAATCAGAAGAGGGATAACTGCCGGTCTTCATTGCGGGTACGTTCTTGGTGGATGTTCACCCCGATGTAATTCAAGAACGTCCGGTAGCACATCGGATAAACCGGATAGACGTACCGCCGCCACACCTCTTTGTAGCAGCGGTCGCGCCTACCTGGTTCATAATGCCGCCTCACGATGTCGCAGACAAGCGCAATGCGTTTTAATGTATTCCGGTGATAACCCATAGAACAGATAAACCAAACAACCTTTGTTTGAACAAAGATAAAAGGCCCGGAAAGTTATTACAACCATTTCCGGACCTTTCTCTTGTAATGTTATCATATTTCTTATAGGACGCTTTTATATGTTGTTTTTGATAACACTTTCTATATCTTCAACCGCTTTTAAAATCGCCACGGAGCTTTGTCGGAGTTTTTTGTTCTCCTCTTCAAGTATAGCAATCTTTTCCCTTTGTAACCCGCTTGTTTCAAGGAGGCGGAGATAATCGTGCCCCGTTCTTAACAAGGCTCTTGAGGCCTGTTGGTGACCTGTTTCACGTTTTATCTCCTGCAACATCCTGTTGTCATCTACGGTTAGATTGCGAATCAAAATGTTTTTAACCATCACTCTTATGTCGTTATTGATTCTTTTCTGCTTCTAGATGTTGTAATCGTTTCAAATGATAGACCACAGCCTCGAAAAACTCAAGGCTTCTCTCACTCTGCCGCTTGGCAATCCGACTTCTTAACCGTGGAATACGTTCTTTAATCAATTCCGCTGATCCTTCGGCATCTTTGACGCATTGTGCCACACTGGGAACCATGCCTAAATCTTTCATGTTCATAATTCAATCCTCTATTATATCGTTACTTTGCAATAAACGTTTCATGCTCCTGTCCCTTTCCGCTTTGCTGGGGTAATAATCGCCGTATCTTTTCCAGCTATGCGGATTGGCTTCACTTTTGAATTTTATGCATGGAGAAGGATAATCCATCCGGCGAAGTATGGTATAACCTGCCTTGCATAATTTGGCTTGATCTGTCGCATTCATATTCAACAGATATTAAAGCCTTCCGACTGTTCACAGAAATCTGCCAGCATTTCTATCTTATGTAAGAACTCTTCAGCCGGTGGTTCCGCTTTTTCCCCTAACATGGATTTGATCTTGATTTGTCCCTGTTCCGACAGCTGGTCCCATTCTTCCTTCAACTCCCTTTTTACAGAGACATACCCCCTAAAGAGCCTCGCCATGATACAGGCTTCTTCTTTTGTGACCTCAAATCCGTCATTGCTTACCGGACTGCCATCTTTCCGGGAACCGTCATAAATATATTTTCCCGGAGAAAATGTGTGGTCCCCATAGCCGAACAGGTAGCAAGCACCGGTTTCGTTCAGTATGACGGGCCATGTAAATATCATTCCGTTTTTACAATCGACCCCCTTTTTCTTTGGTATTAAATCATAACCCATAATTATTTTGTTTCCTCCTGTTTTTGTAATGTTAAACCTAAAGCAGCCATCGCCATTCCCAATTCCATTTCCTTTTTTTGTTCTTCCATAAGTTCCGTGGGGAAAAGAATCGGTTCTGCAACCATTTTCTGCCAGACTTCATCCGACAGGTCTATATTAGCCCAATAAGCTGCCGCCTGAACTGTTTTTTTATCCAGTTCCATCAAAATCTTTAATTTTTCCTCCATAACTGATTATTTTTGATTGTTTTCCGGCACGTAAGCCGAAATATAGGTTGTTACTTCACATGATACGATAACACGGCCGGAGCCCTTACACTGGGGACAAACAGCGTCGTCTTTTACTCCCTTACCCTCACAAACCTTGCAGGCTACGATATGAGGCGGGATCGTCTTTTCACGTTTAGGTGCAGGTGATTCCATTCCGGCCGGTTGCTGCGATTTCGGCTGTCCTTTAACCTGTTTTCTTCTGAATCTTTCTAAAATACTGTTCATTTCGATTATTATTGATTGTTACTACTATCGTCTGCCGTCCAGTTGACCGTTACGACCGCCTTCAGACGTTTATTCCCTTTACACACGGGGCAATCCTGTTTGACGCGCTCCCCGTAATCATCCACTCCCCAGAACCAGCCGTTGCCGTGGCAATAACTACAGGGGAAGCCGCCGAACTCGACCCGTTCGACAGGACACTCTTTCGGGAAGAGCGGCGGCTGGATCAATAGCGCGTGTTGTTGCTTGCTCATGCCTCTGTCATTCCTAATGGTATCGCTATCCATGCCCCGTTGTCGTTCTTGACCTCGGCCCGGATGAACTGTTTGCTGATGGCCGGCTGGTAGGCCTCCTCGATGATCTGCACGCCTTCCATGAAACGCTCGTTTCCCGATTCCTCGGCTATCTTACGAAGTTGGACGATACGGCTCGCCTTCAGCGTTCCTTGCGCGTTACGGGCCAACAGGCGGAGTACCATCTTAACGAGCGCCTTCGTTTCCTCGTTATTGGCAAGCCCCTCGATATACTCCTTTACGATGGCGATACCGTCCTCCACCGTGTCGCGGTAGCCGTCGGTCTCATAATACCCTACGGTGATACGCTTGTCACCCGCGGAATTGGTAAAGGTGTCTGTACGTTGGCCGTCTTTTTTCAACTTCAAGACTTCCGACTTCATGTCGATCACACGGCGGAAGTTATTCAGTACGCCGTTTTTCACGGTCTTGATGCAGTCGCTGACCGCTTGCAAGTCCGGGATCGCCTCCTCGATCGTTTCGTCCACCAGTTCCTTGTAGGCCTCGCGGTCACGTTTGGCCTGTTCCTTGGCCCGCTTGGCGGCCTGTTCTTTCCTGAACGCTTCAAACTGTCTCAGTTCCTCGTCCGTCATTTCGACTGTTTGTTTTGTTGCTTCCATGTTTTTTCTTTTTTTGAATTGTTACACATCTGTTTATTCTGAGTTTCTTTGTATTTCATATATTCCCGGCGGAGGTAGTCGATGGATCGCTCCAGTTTCTCGATCTCCTCGTCCCACTCCCGCAGCAGCCGGCGTTGCGCCTCCATATCCTTCACCGGCCGGGTGAGCAGCGTGTCGACCAGAAAGTCGCGCTCGCCTTTCAGGTAGTCCAGACGGCGGCGCAGGCGTCCGCCCTGTTCCTCGATCTCATCAAGTTTGTCTTGTAGGGGTATATAGCGTGCCATTGTCAATCCCCCTCCTTTTGTTTCCGGCGGATAGCGCGAATCTTCTTTAATAATGCCTCCAGTTCCTCGTAATCGAGCCGGGCAAACCGTTTGCCGGCGATCCGTTTGTCGAGGCAGAAGGCATCGACCCTCTTCCAGTCGGCGGTATCGACACCTGACAGTTGCATCTGGTGAAGCACGGCCGACCGCTTGCTTTTCAGGATACGCATGGCCTCGGTCTCTTCGGCGCGTGTCAGCTTCTCCATCGCACGGATGGCTTCGTTGTATTCGTGGAGCGACATTTCGCACAGGCTGTCGGTACGCCCGTTCGTGAACTGAAGCACGATCTCTTCCTTGCTCGCTCCCGGCATCTGTTTCAGCAAGCCGTAGAAAGCGGCGTAATTGTCGGGCTTTGCGTAGCCTTGTTTGGGTTTCATTTGTATTACTTTCATATCTGATTCGTTTTAGATTAAACCGGCTTCACGTGCTCCCTCTTCCCAAATGACATACCGGCCGGTGTCGCCGATGTAACGCCCCTTGCTGAAAGCTACGTAGCCCTCGATATAGATCTTCAGGTCGGCGTCATACATCACGCTGGTGGCCGCGTCGCCTTTCGGGTTTTTACCCCGTGCGTGGCTGATGAAGATGAATAGTTTGTCAGGGAACGCCTCTTTCAAGAGGATATAATCGCGGTAGTTCATTTGCGTGTACTGGATACTGTCGATCACCACGATGTTGAAGCTCTTGTGACGGGCAAGTCGTTCCTTCAGTGCCGGGACGTCTTCCTTGATGAACGCCAGGCGGCGGCTTACTTCGGCCATGCCGAACCGACGCAGGTTGTTCTGCACCGTCAGGCAGGTGCCTTCCTCCAGCGAATTGAACGCCACCCGGTCGTATTTGCACAGCTCTTTGCAGAGTTGCATGACGAACGAGGTCTTCCCGTTGCCCGAATTGCCCCAGATGAACCAGACACCCCGGTTCTCGGGCGTATCGAACGCCTCTTTCCATTTTCCCTCAAAGGGGAATGTCTCATATTTCTTGTCCAGGATGTCCCGGACGCTTATTGCTCGTTTCATGTTGTTTTCGAATTGTGTTCAAATAGCATTCGAACGGTTGTTTACTCGCCCATTCGTTTGACCCGGTGGATCGCCTTTTTCACGCGGCGTAGGTCGAAGTCGCACGGTTCGGCGTCGCGGATCACTTCGTCGATCTTTTTCCGGTCGCTCAGCCCGTTGGCAACACAGATGGAATAGACATCGTTCGGCGTGGTGGCCTCCAGCTCGAAGAACTTGCGCCCCATGCGGCTGTAGAACTCCTTGTAGCCGGGCTTGCGGTAGCGCAGGCCGTTCTGGATACGCTTCATGATATAGTCGGTCGAGAGGAAGATGATGCCGCATTTCTCCTCCAGCTTGTTGTACATGCTGATGAAGTAGTGGAACACCGGTTCGGTCAGTTTGTCGGCTTCGTCGAAGATCAGGAGCGGGGCTTCCATCTGGATCACGTCGTCCAGGATCAGGCTCCACACCTCGCGGATGTTGTGCCCGTCGGTCTTGATACCCACCTTCCGGGCGATTTCACGCACGAAGTCTCCTTTCTTCATATCTTCGGAACAAAGGATATAGAACACCTCTTTGTGTTCTTCGGTATAGAGGCGGGCCGTCGTTGTCTTGCCACACCCGGCTTCGCCCACCACCCAAGTGACGTTGCGCCAGCGCTGGGCATCGTCGAGCGCGAAGTTGATCTCCTGGTAGGCGGAGGTCTCGACGATCTGCCAGCCGGTTTCGTTCTTTCCGCCACCGATCTGTGCGGCGATGTCGCGAAACATCTTATCCGAAATGTTTTCATACTTGCCGTTCACGATACAACTGATCGTGCCGACCGATGTGTTCTTCAAACTCCCGGCCGCCTTGTTTTGGCTGGGATACTTGGCGACGTAGGCGCGAAGAGCCTCGCGGATGGCGTCTTTCTGTTTGTTGCTTAATGCTTCCATTGTATGATTTTCAATTTATGATTCCTGATTTATAGTTTGCCTGCCACGTTGCTCAGGTTCACCTCGTTGTTGCCGCCGAGCTGGTCCCAGGTGACGTTACTCA